GCCCATCGCCTGCAAGGCGGCGGTGTCGATGGCAATCGGGTCGTACAGCGACGGGTTGCCCTGCTGGAGCTGCTTCAGGCCCATGATCTTCATCATGCGCTGAGAATGCGAAGCCGTGTTCGGGTCGGCCTGCGGAACAAGCTGGCAGTCGTCGAGCGCGGCGAGGAATGTCTGTTCGTCCCACGGATAAGCGGGCTTCTTGTTGCGCTGCCAGAAGCTCTCGGGGTTCTCCTGAAAGCAGCGGGTCAGAAGCTGGAACTCCTGCGCCTGCGCCGCATGCATCCGCTTGTGGACGGCGTTCAGCACCTTGGTGGCTTGGTCGATCATGGCCAGCGTGGTGCCGACCGGCGCGTCGGCGCGGCCCTCGCCCACCTGCATCTCGCTCGTGCCACCAACCCTCATGCCGGTCTCGGCCATGTTGCTGACAAGGTTCATCAGCGCCGGGCCGGGCTCCTTGTAGGGGAGCGGCATGATCGCGTCACTGATCCGCATGCCGCCTGTCTTCACCAGTGCGCCGCCACCCGGAGGAACCCGGAAGATGTTGGTGTTCTGCCGAGCGCCCGTGTCCGCCATGAGGAAGCCGGGGAAGTTAGCATACATGCCCGCGTCGAGCATCTCACGCCACGCCGCCGTGATGGCATTGGTGGTGTTGCCGAGGATGTGGAGCAGGCCAATGTCGTAGAAGCCCAAACCGGGAACAAACGTGTACTTGATGAAGTTCGTGCGCGCCTCGGGAAGCTCGGCCTCGTCCTCGTCGTAGTTGCGGACAATGGACAGGACTTCGCGGGAAGACAGGTCGATGGTCACGCGGTAGGGGATCTCAAGGCCGGATTCCTTGCCCTTGTACTTGTGCTCGAAGCCGGGGATGTCCAATTCGCAGTAGCACTCATAGATCTCGCGGTCGCGGTCTTCGGGTCGGAACGAGCCAGCCGAGATGCCCTGCTGCGCCCGCTCCTCGCGTTGCGCCGCGTCTAGATCTGGGTCTTTTGCCATTGGCAAGTCGATGTCGCGGTAGACGCCGAGGATCTGGAGGCGCCTGACTGTGGACGAGCGCATCATGGATCGGTGCGTGATTCGCTTGGCGTTGTTCAGGTCGGTCGCCGCGTTGTTCACGATCAGGTCGTCGGCATCGACGGACTCGGACACTGGGCGGCCACGGAGCGGGCAGAAGTAGACTTTCTTGAAGCTCGTGCCGCCGAAGCCCAGCATCAACAGCATGCGGTCGGTGTCGGGGTAGTACTCGGACGCCGTCGCCGTCAGGTAGTGGTTCAGGTCACGCTCAAGCGCGTTGGCAAGCGTGTCCTCCTCCAACGTGGCGTTATTGTTGTCGTCGCGGATCTTCACCGGCCCGTCGGTGGGCAGCAGCTCGCTGCGGGCGTTGGCCTGAAAGCGCAGCACCGCCTCAAGCAGCAGGGGGTGTCGAACTCTTGACATGCCTTCGACCGGAGCGCCGTCAGCCGCACCGCCTGCAATGCCGGGGATTTCCAGCTTCAGGCCGAGCAGCTTGATGCCCTGAGCCCGGCCCTCGATCCAGTCGCGGCGGCTCTCAATGTCGTCCTCAATGCCGCGCAGCAGTTCGTCGGAAATGGAGCCGAGCGCGCCTTGGTCGATGTCCTCGACGAGGTTATCGAACCAGTCGCCCTTGTCCTTGCGGGGCTGATCCACGAGGGACTTGCCATCCATGCTGATCGAGATCGAGCCGTCCTCGTGCTCAATGCGCAGGATTGGATCGTTGTCGTTCATCTCGGGGGCGTCGGCGTTGTCCGCCTCGATCACCACGTCGGGCGCCATTGGAATGGCCGCCTCGGGCAGGCCGGGCAGGCGGATGTTCTGGGGGACGAGGCCGGGCAGCGGCATGATCACGATCCTTCGACTGGCAACGCTTCCATCTCGGCGACGAAGCGGGCGATGCCTTGCTGTGCCGCGATTGTATCAGATTGGGCCATGATCTCATAGTGACGCACGAAGTCGTAGGGCTCTTGGCCCCAAACCTCGACCCGGAAGTTCCCGATCCGCTTTGGCGTGTTGGGCGTGATGACGTCTACGATGGCGCTGGCTTGGATCATGGCGGGGCCTCAGATAGGGTAAAGGGGTGCTGGCGCGCTGCCCACATGGCGGCGCCCGGCGTCAATCTCAGCCATACGCTCCGGCGCGCGGACGAGCAAGCCGGTCTCGCGCAGGTGGCGCAGGGCCATCGAGACGGTGTCCACAAGGTCGTCGTTCTTGCCCTTGGGGAAAACTTCGCACTGTCGGATGACGAGGTCGGCCCACTGCCGGTCTGGTGCGTAGATCATGCCCTCGGAGAACAAATGCTGAATGGAGTAGACCCGCGCCAGCTTGTCGAGGCTGCCCGGATTGATGATCTGGACGGCCCAGTCCTCGGCCCCGTAGAGGCGCCGAAGCTCTTGGGCGACGGACAGGCCACTGGCCTTGCCCTCGACGAGGAGCTTATCCACCTTCATCTTGCGGCAGGTGCTGGCGACTTTGGCGACCAGCTCGGACAGCTCTAGGCGCTCCTGCCACGCGGCCATCAACATGACGCGCGGGACGCTCTCGGGGCTGTGGTCGAGCATGTCGCGGATGCGAATGCCCTCGTCGAAGCGGGCGGCTTCCTCGGCGTTGTTCCGCATCTTGCCACGGGCGTTGACAAAGTTGTCGGCGCGGCTGGCTGCAATGTCGCCGCTGAAGACGCCCCAGACGGTGAGGGCGCTGAAGTCGTTCTCCTGCTTCGTCGTGTAGGCGGTGTCCACCGAGGCGATGATGTAGTCGAGCGGCGGGAAGGCGTCGTCTACCCATGTTTCCCAATACTGGGCCTTAATGATGGCGCTGCCCCGGCTGGTCGGCTCCTGCTGGAACTGCCCGGCGACGGCGAACGGCCCCATGACCTTGCTGTCGCGCTCAACCACCTCCAGCGGGAAGCGGGTCGGGAACAGAAGCTCGCCATCCTCTTGCCGTGGATCCTCGATGCCGAGCTGCGTCGGGTGCGCCCGAGTCGGATCGTATTTCATGGGAAGCATGACGTGGTCGTAGCCGAGGCGCTTGTCGAGGATCGTGCCGGATACGTCGGCCTCGTGCAGGCGCTGCATGATGACGATGATCGCCGAACTGTCGGGGTTGTTCAGGCGTGTCGGGACGGCTTCGAGGAACCACTGAACTGTGCTTTCGCGCATGGCGTCGGAATTCGCGCCATCGACGCTGTGGGGATCATCGATGATGACCCTGTCGCCTCGGGCGCCCGTGATTGACCCGGCGGCTGCGGCCTGCCGGAACCCGGTCGCGGTGTTTTCGAACTTGGTCTTCTGGTTCTGGTCGCCGGTAAGCTTGACGCGCTCGCCCCACCGCTTTTGATACCACTCGGACGTGATGAGGCGCCGCATGCGAAGTCCGTCGCGGATGGCGAGGTCGAGCGAATGGGACGCGCAGACGTAGCGCAGGTGGGGCATATTTTTAGGCCCCCATTCCCACGCGGGCCAGAAGACGCCGCAGAGCAGAGACTTCATGGTGCCGGGCGGCACGTTGATCAGCAGGCGGTTGTAGAGTTCGCCATTGTCCAGCTCGACGCCGTCTGTGATTGCCTCAAGGTGCGCGCAGATGAAATCGATATGCCAGCCATGTTGATACTTCTGGCCGGGCTCAATAACGGCCCAAGCCTGACGCACGAAGGCGGCAAGGCTTTCCTCGGCATCGACGAGGTCAAGCTCGTAGAGCGTCTGGTCGATGTCGATCTTCTGGTCGCCATATGTAATGTAGCGGGCCATCAGCAGTTCAAGCCTTCCCGGTCGCACAGGTACGGCTCGCCGTCCTCGCCGACCACCTCGAACAGGGTCATGATCTCAAGGTGGTCTTCCTGCGAGGAATAGATCAGCGCCCCGTCTGGCGCCTCGTAGCAATAGCCTTCGTCGTGGCTGTCCATCTCGGGGCGGCGCAGCCAGCCGTAGGTCCAGTGGGGGCCGCAGGATTGGTAGGGCTTCAAAGCTTCCTCCCCATCGTGACGTTAGCCTGAGCCCGGATGTCTTGGTTGCGCCACGACCAGCACTCGCCGTTGGCCTGAAAGACCACCCAGACGAGATCGGCCTCGACGCCATAATCAATGATGACGTGGGCGAGGCCCGCCCCCTTGGGCGTTGTGACGGGCAGCGGCGGGTTAAGCTGGAGCATCACCGCTCACCCGGCTCATGCTCAATGACCTTCCCGGCGCTCATCAGCGCCAAGCGCAGGGCGTCACGGCTGTCCGCGTCAAGTTGGCGCACATCAACGGCGCTGTTCGTGACGATGGTGATCGACGGGCCTTCCTCGCGTTTTTCCGCGTAATCCTCGCGGAAACGGCTGACAACGCTCTTGTGCCAGATTGCTGCGTTGAAGTTGCGATCTTTCAGGCCAAGTTGGGCTTCGTTCTCCCACCATTCCTGCGAAAAGGTCAACGCGCGCGACATAGCGGTGCTAAAGTCTTCTTTCTCGTCCTTCCAACGCAGCACCGTCGCCTTATCAACATCAAGCTTGGCGGCGATCTGCGTGATGGATTTTCCCTGCTTCCCAAGCTCAATGACCTGCTCGCAGAACTCCGGCTTGTAGAGAGATGGGCGCCCCATTTTCGCCGGGACGCGGTTAAGCGCCTTCTTAACAGCCATGTTCAAGCCCCTCACATTCCCATCAAAGATAATCCCTTCGGGCTGAAAGAACAATGACCCCCAGAATTGCGGGCAAAATGTCCACCTAAAATTATTTTGCGAAAAAGTTATCCACAGGGCTCAAACCCACTTTACAGGCGAAATAATTTCGTTCTATAAGTTGTGCATGGTTGCTGATGACCACATGGAGATTGCCCTGACTGACCTGACCGCCGCCCTCGCCCACCTCCGCCCCGAACTCGCTGACCGTTACGCCCGTCAGGTGAGCGCTGCTTTCGCCGGGATGGTCAAGGTTCACGGCCCGGCCCTGAATGGTATCTACAATAGCTGGGACTTCGCCCGCACCTTCCGCACCCTCGTCTCCCCTGTGATGGCCTCCCGCCACCGCGTTGGCGACGACATGGCCATCGACGAGGCCAAGCTGGCCAAGGCCGCGAACGACTACGCCGAGGCGGCTGTGGCCGAGTGGTTGTCCAAGATTGAGGGCAAGTTGGGCAATTTGGAAGACACCGTCGTCCAGAGCTTTGGCGGGTGCCGCTACATGATTTACGGCACCCGCGTTGGCAAGAAGGTCGCTATTGAGCAGGACGTGATCATGAAGTCCAGCACGAAGGGCCTGCTGTTCAACCAGTTCCCCGCCCGGATCTATGTGGACGGCAAATTCACCTCCGAGGCCAAGTACAAGGCGGCCTTCGCCTGAAACTTGGAGGGGGGAAATACCCCCCTCTAGTTCCCCCTAAAAAAGTTATCTACAGGGGGTAAACCCCCTTTACAGGCGAAATGCTTTCGCGTACAACTCTAATCACGGTCAGCGACCGAGACATTAACCACATGGAGATCGACATGAACTTCCGCTTTTACGCCCTCGGCGAAACCACCCCCTCCCTCACCTTCACCGCCACTGGCGAGGGCCTCTGGGACACCTTGTGCGAGTCCATCGTGGACCACATCCTC